CTTTGAGGATGACCCTTAGTTCCTCAGCGTTCTTCTCCACGGTGGAGAGTCCTGCACAACCAATTACTGGTGCTACAGGCAGGGAAAATTCCCTGCTGTCCATATGAGTATCCCCATCTCGGGGGTAACTCCTGTAGACAACCCTTTTCAGAAATTCTGACCAGTAAGACGATGCCTTCTCAGAAGGGGAGGTTGGCTCGAGTAGTGTCATTTTGGTAAGCAGGTCATTTGACTTGCAACCTGATGTCTTTCCCGGGCCAAACACCCCAAATTGAAGGACTGCGATAGGATCTTCGCAGATATCATCGACCTGTCTAAGCCACGCGGAAAGGTATCCGCGTGCGTTGAGTAGTAAGTTAACCATATCCTTCGGGATCCACACAGGCAAGCCTGTGTCGGACTCGTGGATTTGGCCAGCAACTAGTCTACGTGTCTTATGCTTAGAGGAAGCATCCCATTGAAGGGATTTTTCAAAGGCTTGAGCATTTCGAGACAAAAACCCACTGATAGCGTCTGTTTCCAGACGGGCTCTGTGAGCAACAGTCTTTACATGCTTTCTACCAAACTCCTTAAGAAGTCGAAGTATGGCCTGGTAACGTGCCACCCGGAAGCTGCAACAGCCGTCAGTATCAAGATCAAGATCTTGACAAATGCCCGGCAAATTGAGCAAGGGTGTGTGAGCAACCAAGCTAAAAACATCGTCAGATAACGCATCTAAGAGTTCCTCATATAGAGTCTCTCGTAGACCCTCTGTGGCCCCACCGACTAAGGAATTACCGGTGGGCTCAGGACCTTTTGGCACTGCACGTGAATTGGACTCTGTCTTTTTCACGATATATCTCCTTGAGAGTTAAAGAAATAACGCCGATTAAAGTGTCACAACAGGAACGGTCAACGATTCCTACCGTATTGGATTAAAGCCTTGAAGCTATCCAAAAAGTAGTAACTAAGGAAGCTTCGCACCGTCCACATGAAGAGAAGCACCATGGGCCAGTCGTACGACTCGGCACCCGCAGGGATGCGGATAACTATGTCGCAAAACGCGTTGGCCGAAGTGCCATCTTCGTCACATGTGACAGATGTTACGCCACTCAGTTTGTAACTGTTCATTGGCGGAGTAGGCCGCTTACCATTGGCATTTGCCGGTGGCAGCGACTTGATCACAGCAGGCCTCGTCAGGGTTATCCTGAAAGGCTTTGCGGGCGTATGGAGATGGGGTGCCCCGCTGGGGCACACCGTACCGATTGCCGCGCTGCTCGAGATCACGTTCCAAACACGGGTGAACATCGAAGGGGCGCTGTCCTCGTATAGAGTGACAGTAAAACCCGAATTCGCATTCAGTTCCGTATCTGTAATCGTACCAACTGTAGTAGCACTGTTGAAATTGGCCATGATGGCCCTCCTTAGGTTGATGTTTAAATGAAAGGTAATCCAATCAATGCTTGCCAAACAGACGGGCAACCCCCTGTTTGTACCGCCAGTCATTGATATGGGCCAGTTGGAAGTCGTTCTTGGTTCGCACGGTAGCCTGCTCAGGCATCCGCGTGCGCCCACGGTTCC